AGAAGATCCAGATAATCCATATTTGGTTACTTTTATAGTTGAAGAAGGTGATTCAAGACATAGTTCAGTTATGTCTGGGAATAAAGAAATGGAAAATTATGAAATAGCACATTTCAGATTATTGTCGGACGCAAACTTCTTACCTTATGGTAAAGGTATGATTGAAGGAGCCCGTAAGATATGGAAACAATTATCTCTTATGGAAGATGCTATGTTAATTCATAGAATCATGAGAGCACCAGAAAAGAGAGTTTTCAAAATAGATATTGGTAATATTCCACCCGCAGAAGTCGAAAACTTTATGCAAAAGATAATCAATAAGATGAAGAAGGCACCTGTAATGGATCAAAATACAGGTGATTATAATTTGAAATATAATATCCAAAATCTTACAGAGGATTTCTTTTTACCAGTTCGTGGTGGAGATAGTGGAACTCAAATAGAGAATTTACCAGGACTTACTTATGAGGCAGTTGAAGATATTGAGTATCTAAGAAACAAGTTAATGGCAGCGTTAAAGATACCAAAGGCATTTCTTGGATATGAAGAAAGTGTTGGTAGTAAAGCAACATTGGCAGCAGAAGATGTAAGATTTGCAAGAACCATTGAGAGGATACAGAGAATTACGATTAGTGAATTGACAAAAATTGCAATCGTTCATTTATACGCACAAGGATATACAGATCAAGACTTGGTTAATTTTGAATTAAATCTAAAAAACCCATCTACAATATATGAAGAAGAAAAAATTGAATTGTGGAATAACAAACAAAGTTTAGCACAATCAATGATGGACGCTAAAATAGCAGATTCGGAGTGGATTTATGATAATGTATTTAAATTTACAGAAGAAGAAAAAGAAGAAGTTAGACTTGGATTACTAAAAGACCAAAAACGAAAGTTTAGATGGTCACAGATTGAAATGGAAGGAAATGATCCAGTTCAAAGTAACGAAGCCATCGGAACACAAGGAGCAATGATGGACGCTGGTGGGGCAGAAGGTGGAATGCCAGGAGTACCTGGACCACAACCACCAGGAGCAAGAACAGCAAGAACAAGTAGAGAATTAGAAATGGATATGCCAGACGATGGGTGGCCAGGAAGTGGTCGTCCAAAGGAAGGTCCTAAACACGGAAAAGATTCAAGTGTAAGAGGTCGTGATCCACTTGGAGCACACGATAAACGAAAAGGTGGTAGTGGAAGTCCAAAATATGGAATTGCATTAGCACATTACGACGCATTAAAGAAAAGTTTAGGAAAAGTAAGTCGAGCAGACCAAAAAATATTGGTAGAAACGACTGATGTAGAAGAAGAATATAAAACTGAAGTATCTTCGTCTTTAAGTGATACTTAAATGACGAATTATTAGAAGTTTTTATATTTATAGATGAAGAACTATACACATTTAGGAGCATAGATTATGGCCCAACGAGTAAAACACTCGAAGATTAAGAATACGGGAATTCTTTTTGAATTAATATCCCGTCAAATCACCGTAGATGTAATGAATGGTGATGATAAAAGTAAATCTGTAGAGATGCTAAAAAAATTCTTTAACGAGAACACAGAACTCGGTAAGGAAAATCAATTATATCAGGTTTTGTTAAAAGAGAATTATAATTCTTCTCATAAGGCAGAGAAATTAGTCGATGCTGTCGTAAGGGCAAGGCAAAAATTACAAAATAAGAAACTTCGTACTGAAAAGTATAATCTTATTAAAGAGATTAAGAAGAATTATATTGTAGAGGATTTCTTTAGGGCTCGCATTCCTAATTATAAAGTGTATGCTTCAATTTATAAGAAATTTATTGTAGAAACTACGCCCATATTCAATCCTACAGAAGAAGTAGAAAGTACTTTTTCCGTTATAGAACATATTACTCGTAACAAAGTTAAATTGAAGAATACAGATAGTCAAATAATTTCTGAATTTAAGGAAGAAGATAAAGATTTACGATTACTTTCTTATCAATTGATGGTGGATAACTTTAATGGTAGATATAAGAGTCTTAATTCAATGCAAAGAAATTTATTAAAAGAATATATTAACAATATTTCTAATACCAATTCACTAAGAGAATTTATAAATAGTGAAGTGAAAAAGGTTAAAGAAATCCTTACAAAGATTTTACCAAGAGTTAATGATGATATTACAAAAATTAAATTATCAGAGGCAATTAAACAGACAGATACTTTACAGAAAGGTAAAATAGTTAAAGATAAACAGGTTGTGTCATTAATGAGGTATTACGAACTTATTAAGGAACTTCACAATGTCACATCTTAACGAAGATTTATTTCGTAAACTTGTTCGTGAGTTAATCAAACAAGAATTAGACGAAGCCAACTCTACTGCAAGTGCAGGTGGTCAATATAATACACCACATGCATTTGGCGGTAGCAATAAAAAGGGTAAGAAAAAAGGAAAGGCTGGTTACACTGGTGGACATAGTGATCCAACCATTGGAACAGCCAATTTTAATGCTGATGACCCGAAGTTGAGGAAAGAGTCAATAGTAAATGAAGGTAGATATCACGCTTGGAGAAATGATGACTCTATGACACCCAAGCAAAAAATTGGAATGGCAATGAGAGAGACTCGTGACAATCTCACAGAGTTAGAACGAGTGGTTAAGTATAATGTTAAGTTAAAAAATGAGTTAAAAGTGGATTCAAGAGATTATTGGAAAACCACACACAAAGCTCTAAGTAAAATTAGTGAGAGGTTAGTTCGATTAGCGAATAAAGTCGGTCAGCTACATTAGAAAATGCCTTTCGAAGAAAACAGAAAGTCTTATATGGACTCTTTGTATGGTATTTCGACTTTATTAAAAAGATGGCACACAGAAATACATCGCAAGGATGTCAGTAAGAACTATATGATTAAAAAATTAACCGAGTGGATTAAGAAACTCGAAGATTTACGACATGAAATAATGATGGGTAGAGATAAATGATAAAACTTAAAGATTTATTAGTTGAGAAAAACCTCTCAGACGAAATGAAAGAATTAAAACTTTATATTGACAATGATGCAAATCTTTATCGACAAAAGTATATGCCGATATTGAAAAACTTGTCAAAAAAGAAGAAACAAGGAAAATATCGTAAAGGTCTTGCTTCAAAGGCATTTATTTATCTGATTGATGATGGTGCTAAACGATATGTTAGGTCTTATGGTGGAAATCACTTGGATGTTTTCCCAAAAAGACAAAGAAAGTCCTTAGCAAAGGACTATGTTGAAGAATTTGAACAAATCTTTAAAGATCAAGAATTTGATTTTATGAAGGAGGATTAAAAATGAAAAAAATTATAGAAATAAACGGTAAACAATATCGTAGGATTAGTGAAGGAAAGGTAAATGCAAAATTTATTAAATATCGTGTTTTTGATAAACTTTTCGACACAATAATCAAGATTGAACCCGATGATTTTAATTTAAGAAAATTCAAATCCTTAGAAAGACCACTTACCCAATTTATACACAGAGAAATAAAGAGAGATAAAAAGATAACTTCAGGAGATTTAAGACAGGCTCTTGGAAACTCAGATTTTTATACTGAGATATTTGGAAGGCGTGGTATAATAGATGATTGGTATAAAAAGTCTGAAAAAGATTTTCCAGAATTTATGAAGAAGTATACAACTTATTCGGATAATCCAAAGAAGGGGTGGAGAAATTATAATGCAGGAGCACTTACATATGGTATAAGTAAACCCTTGTATAAAGTACTTGATTCATTTCTAGCAGAAATTGATAATTTAGTACCCGAATCCGTTCACTCGTTTGCAAAGTTCTATGAAAGATTTAAGAGATAGGAGTAGAAAATGTCAAAACAATTAATAGTAGATTATTTACCATTTGAGGTAACAGCAGAACAAATAAACGAATCAATTAAACAAAATCATGGTCGTTTAGTGGTTCATGGTGTCTTACAGAGGTCAGATGCAAAAAACCAGAATGGTAGAGTTTATCCACATGGTATTTTGGCACGAGAATCTCAAAAATATGATGAGAGTTTCATTAAACAGAAACGAGCAATGGGTGAATTAGACCATCCAGAGAGTTCCGTAGTCAATTTACAAAATGTATCTCATAATATTACAGAAATGCATTGGGAAGGTAAGAACTTAGTCGGTACGGTTGAGGTTCTTGGAACACCAAGTGGTAATATATTAACAGAATTATTTAAAGCAGGTATTAAATTAGGTATAAGTTCTCGTGGTATGGGTTCAGTTACACCACTTGAAGAAGGAGAAGGTCAAAAAGTAGGAGATGACTTCGAATTGATAGCATTCGATTTCGTATCAAATCCATCCACACACGGAGCTTTCCTATATCCCATGAAAGAAAGTGTTGGAAACGAAATACCAATTACAGAAGGTAGAACCTGTGGTAAGTATTGTAAAGTCGAAAGTATAATAAACGATATTATTCGTGGAGAGTAACTGTGAGTAGAAAAAAATTATTAGTTGAAAATCCTATTGTTGCAGCAACAGTCAATCATATGACACAAATGCATTTAAAAAATCCACAGACTGGTAGAACAATTAAAGCAACAACACCATTGAGGAATCCAGAACATCCACTTCACGGAAAATCAGTTAGTATTTTTAAGAAGATAAAGGATAAACTTACTCCAGATAAAAAGGAAGAACCTAAAAAACAATCTCAATCTGATGTAGATTTTTATAAAAAACAATTTGCTGGTAGAAGTGGTGAAGAATTAAAAGAAGATTGGTGGGATGATTTGGGTCCTGAAGGACAAGCAAAATATTTAAAAGATAATCCTGGTTCTCAAAAAGCACAAGACGCAAAGAAAGATGATGAACCGAAAGTACCAGCTCCAGATAGTAAGAGTGATACGGGTAAACCTCGTGTAAGTGCAAATCCATATGACGATAACTATGGTCAGGAAGTTGATGACGAAGATGATGAAAGAGATTACGGTGATACACGAAATGCACAACATTTTTCAGATGAACCAGAAGATGGTGGTGATTTAGATTCTCAAATATCACAAGCACAAAAAGATGCAGATGATGCCAATCAAATGGCACAACAATTTGGTGGTATGACTCAAGGTGGAGATTCACGATACGATGATGCAGCCACCGCAGCAAATAAAAAACTTTGGGATCTTGAAAAACAAAAGTCACAATCAGCAGATGATGAAGCAGATGATATGAAATCTCAAGACGCACAAGATTCAAGAGATGCAGAAGATAGAAAAGATGCAGGTATAAAACCAATTAAAGACGATAAAGATACACAAAGAATGGGATCCAGTGTATTAAGTAGAATCGGTGGTACTCAAGATCCAGATAGATTAGAATTACAAGGTACACAAGAAGCAGATAATGGTCAAACTATTATTCAATGGAAAGACAAAGAAGATGGAATGATGGTGGGTGTAGATGCACAAGGTAACATTTATGAAGATGGTGATAGGAAAAATTATGGTATACAAGTTAGCACACAAAGTGATGTGTTTGGAGATGACCAAAATGCACAATTATTGTATAAACAAAAGAAAGCTCGTGAAACTGGAGGTATAGATCCATATACTGGTAAACAATACCCAAAACCAGCTAGAACTGGAAAAGAATTATCTCGTAGAGAGGCTAAACAATATATTAGGAGAAACAAAATGAAAATAAGTGAAGATATTCTTCGCAAAGTAATCCGTGAAGAAATTAAAAGTCTGATGAAGGAAGATGAAGAAGCTTTCTCTCAACCAATTCCTGCAGTAATTGATAGATATATGAAAAAGTTTATTGATGCGGTAAGTAGAGGTAATCTTAATCGTAAAAGGAAGTTAGCTATCTTGGGTAGAACTATTGTAGCATTACGATTAGATCCACAAGAAGTTAGTAAATATGCTAGATTGGTTAAGAGGGAATTATAGTGAAAAAGAAACAAGTATTTGATATGACTCGAAAGTGGAAAACCTTCCGTCTTGATGAAAAACTAAACGAAGAAAATGAATCTCTTTGGACTTGGGTATACAAAGGTTTCTTGGGTGGATTCAAAAAGGCCGAGAAAAAAGGTGGGGGCAGTGTTAGTTTAGATGAAGTTGCACGAGGTGTTGCATTTTTAGTTAAAACAGAGTTTGGTGGAAATGCTAAAAATGATTTTGTAAAATCACTTAAAAAGTATATTAGATAATGAAACCTGGTCACCATACTTGACCATATAGTGGTGAAGAACATCCAGTTTGGGTGAAACATGAGGAAGAACCTGTGAATGATTATAAGAAAAGAATGAAAGAATACATTACTGATTTAGTCAAACAGGAAATTGTTGCTCTTGGTGAAGAAACGAAACGAGATTATAAAAAAGAGTATAAGAAATATGGTTCATCTACCAAAGCCAAAAAGTATAGGGCCGAGTTGAACCAATACAATCGTAAAAAAGGTACTTATGGTAATGGAGATGGTAAAGACGCTTCACATAAAGGTGGTAAGATAGTGGGATTTGAAGCACAATCCAAGAATCGTGGAAGAGCCGAAAAGAGTCGTTTGAAAAAAGAAGCCAGAACTATTAATGTCGAACCTAATTGGGAAGGTTTATACAGATTTATGATGAATATGAAAAAAACTGATAAGTCAGCTTTTAGTAGAGTTACTAATAAGATGGGAACTGAGTGGAAAAAATTAGAGAAGATGGCAGAAAAGAATAAATGGACCGAATCAGTAAATGAAAAGGTAATTAAAGTTTCTAAAAAAGATGATATACCAGGTAATCCTATGAAGATGAGTGGTGAAGAAAAAATTAAAAAGTTAGTTTATAGTGGAAGTATTGATAATAAAGGTAGTTACGAGATTAAAGGAAATAAATTAAATGTGATTGGTATAAGACCAAGAGACAAAGGATTTTTCGTAAGACATTTTACAATGAAAACTGGATTTAGAAAATCAAATCTATACTATGATGGTGTTCATTGGCAAGGTAAGAAGAAATTTTAGGAGTTTAAAATGAAAGCATCAAGATTAAGAGAAATTATCAAGGAAGAAGTTCAGAATATTATCAATGAGGGAACTCGTTGGGGTGTTGGTATTGAAGCTCCAAGTGGTAAAGTACTATCTACTTATGGACACTACGATGGTTATCCTTCTTGGGTAGGAAAACACTTGAAAAGGTATTATAATAATTCAGCGAAAGTAAAGGAATTAATGAAACTTGGTAAACAGGGTATTTCTACACTTGGTAAAAAAATTAAGGGTAGTAAAGACCACTCTTTTGATAAACCTGATAAAGATGTAACTGTATTTTATGGTCGTGATAGAGGAGAGAAAGGTAATGCTACAAGTAAATGGAAAGATAGAGATGAAATAAAGTTTCATAGTGGTGAAGAATTTTTTTACATATGGAATGTTAAAGAGAAAAAGTGGTATTATAGAGCAGAATATGGTTCTCCACAAGATTGGACGGAGTTAAAATAATGAAAAAATTAAAAGAAATATTACACGAGAGTAAATATCTCAAAAGAGAGTTTGGTGATAAATTACCTACATTAGATAGTGTGATGAAACAACATCAAGAATCTAAAGAACAAATAACTGAAGGAAGTTTACCAAAGTTCCAAGCATTAAAAGATGTTAGTGATTATGACAGAGATTGGGGCCAAACATTTAAAGACATAGGACGCGGATATCCAAGACTTGATTATGGTCCAAGAGAAAACGATATGTATGATTGGAATAGTAGAGCAAATTATCAAGCAGCAACAAAAGAATATCATACACATATGAGTAAAGTAGCTAAAAAACTTAATACTGCTATAAAAGAATTAGATGGCCTTTATAAAGTGTGGAGTAAGATAATAGATAAACATCGTAAGAATGATGGAAGTACTTGGTAAAAATGCCCTTCAAATCTGAAAAACAGAGAAAATGGATGCACGCTAACGAACCTGAAATGGCTAAAGATTGGGAAAAGAAAGAATCTTTAAAAGAAAATAGGGCAAAATTAGTTAAAAATATAATACAAGTCTATAAGGATTTGGATAAAAAATTTAAGAATTACGACCATACACGGATTACAAATTGGGGTAAAGTAATAAGACATCTCACACCGAAATTTGGTGGTAATAAAGAATTAGCATCACATATAGCTCTTTCTTATAATAGTTACAGAGGTGGTGAGGATATAAAAAAGAATATAACCAAACTTATCAAATATACTCAAAAGATGACTGGTAAAAAACTTGAAGCAACAACCACTTCTGCAGTTGCACCATATGATACACCAAAGGCATTTAAAAAATCTACATATAAAGCAATACAAGTCGATGATGAAGATGATAGTGATGAATTAATCGGTGGAATGAGAGACTATAGAAAGAAGATTGCTAAACTTGATAAGAAAGAATCCGTAAAAGAAGGAATAACTGATAGAGGATATTCAGAGTTAGGAAAGCGTGGTCATAATTTACCCAGGGCAGCAAAACAATTCATCATGGCCCTTAGAAAAAAAGATGATAGAGAAATTGAAAAATATATAGACATCATAGCTGATTTGATGAAATGGATGCAAACGACATTGAAAAATCCAAGATTTAATGAATCTATAGTAAAAGAAGATAATATTAAATTTTCTAAAGAAGAAATGGCACAGTTACATAAAGATGGTAAAATAGAAAAAGGTGGTCATACAATAGAGTTTGGTGAATCAATAAATGAATCAGATTTAGATATGTTGGAAAGATCAGGTGATTATGGGTGGGATTGGAAAAACCTTACAGTTAAAAAAGGTAAAACAGTAAAAGTTACACATAAGAAATCTGGAAAATCATTGATT